AGAAAAGTCTATTACGACGAAGCAACATCAATGACTTGCTCTAAATTTGTTCCCGCAGATGATTTGATTGTGCCGTATACAGCTACCTCATTAGATGATGCGGAGTCAATCATTCATCGGGTTCAAATATCTGAAAACGAATTAAGAAAACAACAAGTCGCTGGTTTTTATAGAGATGTAGATTTAAAACCAGGACCTGTAAACGAAACTGAAGTAGAGAAAAAAGAACGAGAGCTTCAAGGAGAAACTAAAGGCAGAGACGAAGATGTATTTAATTTATTAGAGTGCCATGTTAATTTAGATCTAGAGGGTTTTGAGGACATGGGTGAAGACGGTGAACCAACAGGAATTAAACTTCCATATGTTGTAACACTTGAAGAAAATTCTAGAGAAGTTTTATCAATCAAAAGAAATTATGAAATAGGTGATCCATTAAGAAATAAAATAGATTACTTTGTACATTTTAAATTTTTACCAGGGCTTGGCTTTTATGGTTTTGGGTTAATACATATGATTGGTGGATTATCAAGAACAGCTACGGCTGCATTACGACAACTATTAGACGCAGGAACTTTATCAAATTTACCCGCAGGATTTAAACAAAGAGGAATTAGAATAAGAGATGATGCACAATCTATTCAACCAGGTGAGTTTAGAGATGTAGATGCACCAGGTGGCAACATTAAAGATTCCTTTATGATGCTCCCTTTCAAGGAACCATCACAAACGTTATTAGCACTTATGGGCGTCGTAGTACAAGCAGGTCAAAGATTCGCTTCAATAGCAGACTTGCAGGTAGGTGAGGGTAATCAACAAGCGGCAGTGGGTACGACAGTAGCCTTGTTGGAAAGAGGCAGCAGAACAATGTCTGCTATTCACAAAAGAATTTACGCAGCCCTAAAACAAGAATTCAAATTAATGGCAAGAGTTTTCAAGTTATATCTACCACAAGAATATCCCTACGATGTTGTTGGTGGTCAAAGAATGATTAAACAAACAGACTTTGATGACAGAGTAGATATATTGCCAGTTGCAGATCCAAATATATTTTCTCAGACACAGCGTATTTCCCTCGCACAGTCAGAACTGCAGCTGGCGACATCTAATCCACAAATACATAATTTATATGAAGCGTACAGAAATATGTATGAAGCTTTAGGTGTAAAAAATATTGACAAAATTTTAGTTCGTCCACAACCACCGATACCAAAGGACCCAGCGATAGAGCATATTGATGCTCTCGCTGGGAAACCGTTCCAAGCATTTCCAGGACAGGATCATCGGGCTCACATTACCGCTCACTTAAATTTTATGGCAACTAACATGGCTAGAAATGCACCAGTTGTTATGGCTGCACTTGAGAAAAATTGTTTTGAACACATTTCTTTAATGGCTCAAGAACAAGTTGAGATAGAATTTAGAAATGAAATGTCACAACTTATGATGATGCAAAAAAATCCACAAGCAATGATGGATCCAAACATGCAAAATCAAGTTAGAATGATCTCTGAAAAAATAGAGGCAAGGAAAGCTCAATTAATAGCTGACATGATGGGTGAATTTATGATGGAAGAGAAGAAAATTACCTCTCAATTTGATAATGACCCTATTGCTAAACTAAGAGCAAGAGAGCTAGACCTTCAAGCGCAAGAAAATCAAAGAAAACGTAAAGAAGGTGAGGACAGAATTAATCTTGATAAGATGAGAGCGATGATGAACCAACAAAATCAAGACGAAAAACTTGATCAAAACGAAGAATTAGCAAAATTAAGAGCTAATACTTCGATTGAAAAAACAATATTATCAAAAACACTACCAAACGCTAAAGATATGGGCTCTGGAAGTGTAATAATAGCTAGAGACGATGACAAAAAAAACTAAAAAAGAGAAAAAAGTAGCTAAAGTTATGAGAGAGTACAAAAAAGGCGAGCTTTCTATTGGAAAATCTGATAAAAAAGTTAAAAATAGAAAACAAGCTATAGCAATTGCTTTGAGAGAAGCAGGAATTAAAAAGAAAAGGAGCTAACATGGCAGAAGAAAACAAAAAAGGCCTAAACCACGAAATGTTTACGAACAAAGATGGTTATGTTGAAGGTGGAAAAGAGATCGAAATGACTGATCCATCAGAAACACAAGAAGCAGAGGTTCAAGGTCAAGGAAATATCTTAGGCGAGAAAAAAAGAAAAGCTAAGTGGTACTAATATGGCGTGGTTTAGTTTAGCAAAAATAGCTTTGCAGGCTGGCAGTAAGATCTATGCTAATAAACAGAAGACAAAAATGGCCATGTCTGATGCACAATTAATGCATGCAGAAAAGATGGCCCGAGGAGAAGAAGCTTACCAAGGTAAGCTGTTAGAAGCTAGACAAAACGACTATAAGGACGAATTTGTACTTGTGATCATCTCGGCCCCTATTATTGTTTTAATGTGGGCGGTGATGTCAGACGATCCAACTGCGATGGAGAAGGTAAAATTATTTTTTGAGTACTTCCAATCGCTTCCAAAATGGTTTACAAACCTTTGGATACTTGTTGTAGCAAGTATTTTTGGTATTAAAGGAACACAAATATTTAGAGGAGGAAAAAAATAATGGCAAATAGATTATACAACAAACAAGTTTCACCTAAAGGATACATGAAAGGTGGACGTGTTAATAAGATGGGCGGCGGAATGATGAAAAGAAAAATGTTTTCTGATGGCCCAAAAAGATTACCTATGACAGAGGGAGAGATTCCTAAAGAGTTAGAGAAAAAAATTAGAGAAAATAAACCTAAAAAACCTATAAGAGAACTACCTTTAAAAAAACAACCTATTAGAAAACCTTCCGATAAAAAACAAAGAGAGATGAGAAGAGTTAAAGAATTAGAGAGAAAACAATTCGGTAAAACTTCTGAAGATAAAAAACCAAGAATAAATAAAATTAAAGATAAACTAGATAAAGTTGGAAACATGAAAGTTAAAGATGCTGCCAAAGCAGTGGCTAAAGGTGCAATGGCTGGAACTCCAATTGGACTAGCAAAAAAGGCTGCAGATAAAGTTACTAAAAATTTTAAATTTCAATCTCCAATAGTTAGAAAAAATAAAAAATTTGGAGGAAAAAGTGGCAAATAGAAGATACAACACACAAATTAAACCCTCTAGAATGAAAGCCATGGGTGGAGGCATGATGAAAAGAAAAATGCTTAAAGCTGGGTCAAATGGTAAGAAAAAATCTTTAGGAATGCAAAGTGTTATACATGGATTAGATAACAATCCAGACGTAACAGCAGCAGATCCAAAAGCTAAATTTATAGCAGCCAATAAAAAAAATAAAAAGAAGGTAAGCTAATGGCTAGACCAGGATTATACGCAAACATACACGCAAAAAGAAAAAGTGGTAAGAAGATGCGAAAGAAAGGTGCAAAGGGTGCACCAAAAGCAAAAGATTTTAAAAGAGCAAAACAAACAGCGAGGTCTTAATGACTAAATTATGTCCAAGAGGTAAAGCAGCAGCGAAAAGAAAATTTGCAGTGTATCCCTCAGCATATGCTAACGCCTATGCATCTAAAATTTGTGCAGGTAAAATTAAAGATCCATCTGGAGTAAAAAGAAAAGACTTTAAAGGTAGAAAGCCATCTGCAATGGGTGGAAGAATATACAAAGCTGGTGGTGGAGTTGCAGAAGCAGCTGCAAAATTAAGAAGACAAGGTTTAAAACGAGGTGGTGGTGTCTGTGTTAGAGGATTAAATAGAGACGCAGTCGGTAAAAATTCATAATGATATGGCAAAAAACGGTCTTGATAAATGGTTCAAACAAAAATGGGTAGATATTGGGAGCAAGCGAAAAGATGGTTCTTTCGCCAAGTGTGGTCGTTCAAAACAAAAGAAGGATGCGAAACGGAAGTATCCAAAATGCGTGCCTCTTGCCAAAGCCACACGGATGAGCGACTCGCAAAGGGCGAGTGCTGTCAGACGAAAAAGAGCAGCTAGTAACGTAGGACCTAAACCAACTAACGTAAAAACATTTGCAAGAAAGAAAGCATTTGCTGGTGGTAGAATGCAGAAATACATGGGTAGAAGTATTAAAGGTGAATATGGTGGTGTTAATTTATCAAATCCATCTTATGTAAAATACTACAAAGGCATGTTAGATTAATGAGAAATGATTTTCAAGTAAGAGAAAAACTAGCAAAAGGCGGAATGCCAGCTAGAAATAAAAAGAACTTTAGACCTACAAAGTCTGGAGCAGGCATGACACGAGCCGGTGTCAAAGCCTATAGAAAAATGAATCCCGGCTCTAAACTAAAAACAGCCGTGACTGGAAAAGTGAAACCAGGATCAAAAGCTGCTAAACGCAGAAAGTCATACTGCGCAAGATCACTAGGACAAATGAAAAAATTCCCTAAAGCAGCAAAAGATCCAAACTCACGTCTACGTCAGGCTAGAAGGAGATGGAAATGTTAAAGAAAAAGAAAACAATTAAAAAAGTAATTAAAGGTTTAAAGAAAGCCTCCAAATTACATGCTGGTCAAGCTAAGATGCTAAAGGGAGTTATCAATGGCAAGAAGAGATCCTAAAGTAGGCACAGGTAAAAAACCAAAAGGCTCTGGGAGGAGACTTTATACTGATGAGAATCCTAGGGATACTGTATCAATTAAGTTTGCGACCCCTACGGATGCTCGTAAAACTGTGGCGAAAGTTAAACGAATCAGCAAGCCATACGCGAGAAAAATCCAAATACTCACAGTTGGTGAACAAAGAGCCAAGGTTATGGGTAAGGCAAAGGTGGCTAGCATATTTAAAAAAGGTAAAGAGTCAATCAGGAAAGAGAGGAAAACGTGATAGGTAAACAAATACTAGACGCTCTTAAAAAAAGATATCAAGCACAAGTTGCTGAAAGCTTTGCAACTATTAACATTTATCTTCAACACCCTGTTGGAATAGGTGAACACCCACAGCACTTGGATGAAATAGATAAATTATTACAGAAGATTGTAGATGCAGAGGAAAAACTTTCTATTATAGACAAAGGAGAATGGACTAAATAATGCAAGATCTAGAATTAATAACTAAAATACAAAAAATGTTAAAACAACTTTATCAAAATATAGGTGACAGTATGATTGCTGGAGGCGTTGACAACATGGAAAAATATAAGTATATGTTGGGACAGGCACATGCCTACCAATACGTTTTACAGGAAATCTCTAACCTGCTAAATAAAAAGGAGCAAAAAAATGAGCAAGGAACAATTATCGACCTCGAAAAAAGAGGTCCCAAAGCATAAAAACGCTTTGGAAGAAAAGTATAAAGAACAAAAAGTTGAGTCTGTAGAAGAAGCAAAAAGAGTAGACGAAACTAATGTATCAGACATTAAAGATGAATTACCACAA